TCACCCACGTTATCTTTTCTCGTGCGCTTCCGTTCTCCGGGGAATCCTTTGCCAACTTCTTTGCTATCTGCAAAGCAACAGGCAAAAAAGTAATAATCGACAATGACGATTGGTGGCACCTGGCATTAGACCATCCAAGTAAAGCAACATACGATAAAGCAAACCTATCCGGACGCATTGTAAACTCTATGTACTTTGCTAATGAGGTATGGACAACCCAAAAGTATTTAGCAGATAAAATCAAGAAGGTAAATAGAAACGTATATATTCTCCCAAACGGATTAGACCCCTCCGACCCACAATGGCAGATTACACGCCAAGAGTCAGACGAGGTGCGCTTTGGTTACGTGGCAGGTATATCACACCTCCCCGACCTTATCCAAAATAAGATAGACCTTTCACCGTATGAATCATACGTAGCAGACATTGGTGGTTACCCACAAGCTGCAAAAGCAAGATTCGCATTAGAAACGCAATCACCAAACGAATATGGAAAGCTTTACCAAGCATTTGACGTTGCCTTGTCTCCATTAATCCCAAGTGAGTTTAACCGGTGTAAGTCAAACCTAAAGATGGTAGAAGCAGGGTTTGCAGGTTGTGCGTTAATTGTAAGTGATGTAGCACCTTACTCGCAACATCTGAACAAAAACAACTGCATAGCCGTAAAGCATAAAGGAGATTGGGCAAGTGCTATCAAGTACCTACACCAGAACCCAAACAAGGCCGGTGACATCGCTTTAACGCTTCACGAAGAGATGACTACCAACTTTAATATCCACGACTTCAACGACATCCGTTTTGAACGGTTGCAAAAAATGCAACAACTGAAATGAAAAAAGTAAACATTGAAACGGTACTACCGAATCCGAGCAACCCACGAATTATCAAAGACGATAAATTCAAGAAGCTCGTAAAATCAATCCAAGAGTTCCCTCAGATGCTTGAGCTGCGTCCTATCGTTGTAGACGCAAATATGGTAGTGTTGGGTGGTAATATGCGCTTAAAGGCGTGCAAAGCCGCAGGACTTAAAGAAGTGCCTATTGTTATTGCCGATAACCTAACGGAGGAGCAACAGGCGGAATTCATAATCAAAGACAATGTTGGCTTCGGTGAATGGGACTGGGACTTATTAGCAAACGAGTGGGATGAGCAGTTATTGCAGGAATGGGGCTTGGACTTGCCTATTGATTTAGAAGCCATTAAGGAAACAAAAGATATACCCGATATTGGAGAAATAGAATTTAGCGAGGAATTGTTATTAGAACACAACTATATTGTTTTATATTTTGATAACGCTATGGATTGGGAAGTAGCCCAAGAAGTTTACGGATTGAATAAAGTAAAAAGCAAGGATAGTTCGGATAAAACAAAAAAAATTGGAATAGGCAGAGTATTAAATGGTAAAAATTTTATTTAATGAACGTAATAATTCCATCGTATAAAAGAAGCCACGACTTAAAGGGTAAAGATTATTTCTTTATGGCTAAGTATTGTGTCCCAGAAAGTCAAAAAGAAGAATATATAAAAGAATTGGGAGAAGAAAGAGTTATTACTTTGCCTGATAATGAAGATGGGGATATAGTAAAAAAAAGAAATTGGATATTAAAAAATATCCCAAGGCCTTTAATAATGATTGATGATGATGTTAATGAAATTGGATATTATGAAAGTCGGAACGGAAAAGTAGATGGCAACCATAGCAGAAAAACAATGGATAAAAATTTATTAATTGATTTTTTTGAACACAATTTTAATTTAGCAAAAGAATTTAATTGCAAAATGTGGGGATTATCCCAAAATCAAGACAATAGAATTTACAAAGAGTTTTTACCGTTTAATTTGTCAAACATAATTCTTGGCCCTTTTCAAGCTCATCTGGAACACGAGTTATTATTTGATGAAAGGGTGGGAACAAAAGACGATTACGATATGGCATTGCAACAATTAAATAAATACAAAAAAGTATTAAGATTAAACAAATTTCATTATTTGTGCGAACACGGGGATAATAAAGGCGGAATTGTAAGTTACAGGAGCAAAGACAAAGAAATAGAGTATTGTAAACAGATAATGTTAAAGTGGGGCAAAAAAATAATTCAATATAGAATACCACCCCAAAAGATGACCGATTTGCTTAATGCTAAAAAAGTCAATATACCAATTAAAGGGGTTTGATAAAACAAAGAATCACAACACTATTGCAAGCAAATGCAACATTTGAAATCAAAATAAACGGCAAACCTTATGACAAATACTGACATTACTAAAAAGGCAATGCTCGAAGCGTTAGAGAAATCTTTGGGTATCGTTACTTCCGCTTGTAAGTCGGTAGACATTTCAAGGGAAACGCACTACCGTTGGTTGCGTGAAGATGCCGAATACAAAGCAGCAGTCGATTCACTGTCAGACGTTGCCCTTGACTTTGCGGAAAGCCAGTTGCACAAACAAATTAAAGATGGCAATTCAACCGCTACTATTTTCTTTCTTAAAACCAAAGGAAAGAAACGGGGTTATGTAGAACGGCAGGAGTTGGACGTATCTACAGGCAAGATGTTCCAAATAGAAGTTCTTGGCAACGATACAGACCAATAAGGTATTTAACCACCTAATCAAAAGCGATAAGCGTATTATCGTTGAGCAAGGCGGTACACGGAGTGGGAAAACTTACAATATCCTGCTCTGGCTTATTTTCTATTACACCGAACGCAATACAGCCAAGACCATAACCATTTGCCGTAAGTCATTCCCTTCCCTTCGAGCATCGGTTATGCGGGACTTCTTCGATATCTTACGTGCCCACGACCTGTACCGGGAGGACTACCATAACAAGTCCAGTCACGAGTACCACTTGAACGGTAACCTTGTTGAGTTTATTTCCCTTGACCAACCGCAGAAGATTCGGGGACGTAAACGGAACCTGCTTTACATTAACGAGGCAAACGAATTGTTTTACGAAGATTGGCAGCAGCTTATCTTTCGTACCGATGGGCGTATTATTCTTGACTACAACCCTTCCGAATCTTTCCATTGGATTTACGATAGGGTAATACCCCGTGAGGATTGCGACTTTTACCAAACCACCTACCGGGATAACCCGTTCTTAGACCAACAGATTAAGAAAGAAATCGAACGGTTAAAAGAAACAGACGAAGACTATTGGCGTATCTACGGCCTTGGTGAACGTGGTATGAGTCGTGCCACAATCTTTCAATTCGGAACATCTGAAATCCCACAAGAAGCAAAACTTATTAGTTATGGACTTGACTTTGGTTACACCAACGACCCCAGCGCACTTGTGGCAGTCTACACACACGGGGATAACCTTTACCTGGATGAGTTGCTCTACCGTACCGGGATGACCAACCGTGACCTCCACCACCACCTGCAATCGTTAGGCCTTGACCGCAGGGATGAAATCTTTGCGGATAGTGCCGAACCTAAATCCATTGAAGAGCTGCACCGATTCGGTTGGAACATTAAACCAACTGCCAAAGGGCAGGATTCGATTAACGCAGGTATTGATATCCTGAAGCGGCACAAGATATTTGCTACCCCACGGAGCAACAATCTAATCAAAGAACTTCAGAACTACAAATGGACGGAGGACAAGAACGGCAACTTGCTTAATAAACCTATTAGCGTGATGGACCACGCATTGGATGCGAGCAGGTATGCCGTCTATAATAAACTTTCTAAACCAAACTACGGTAGGTATTCTATCCGTTGAGTTATTTATCTATGGAACTTAAATTAGTAGTACCAACCTCGCTTGATGAAATCACGCTAGACCAATACCAGCGATTTGCTCGTATTGAGGGAGAAGGTGAGTTCAAGCAAATGAAGATGCTCGAAATCTTCTGCAATGTTCCATTCTCCGACCTGCCGAACGTCCGCCTGGTGGATGCCGTCAACGTCCTAAACACATTGGCTAAGACCCTATCCGAAAAGCCAGGTCTTACAAAGTTTATTGAATTGAACGGAACCAAGTACGGATTTATCCCTGCCTTAAATGAAATCTCGTTAGGTGAGTTCGTTGACTTGGATAGTTACATTTCAGATTGGGCAACAATGCATAAGGCAATGTCCGTATTGTACCGCCCAGTAACCAAAGAGAAAGGGGAACGCTACGATATTGAAGCGTACACGGCAACAGACGAGCGAGACGATATAATGAAAGAGATGCCCGCTTCGGTAGTGCTTGGAGCGCTGGTTTTTTTTTATCGTTTAGGGAACGTATTAGCAACACATACGTTGCGCTCTTTGGCCAAACAGCAGACAACCCCTACACCAGGGAAGCTCAATTCGGACAAAAGTGGGGATGGTATCAATCCATCTATGCACTTGCTTCTGGAGATGTCCTCAAATTTGGAGACGTTACTAAACTTCCCGTCCACCAAGCTCTAACATATTTGACGTTTGAAAAAGAAAAGAATGATATTGAATTAGCAATGATGAAAAGATGAGAAGTTTTTATTTAGCCACCCAAAAGATTAACGAATATCTATCCTCACATCCCTTGGTTAAGGTGGTGACCTTTGGCGATATATTTGATGTTGACCTGAACAAGCAGACCATATTCCCGTTGGCGCACATTATGGTTAACCAAGCAACATTCGCAGACCACGTAATACGATTTAACGTGTCGGTGCTATGTATGGATATCGTAGACGAAACAAAGCAGGATATCCGCAATCAGAATGAGCCGTTCTTTGGCGTGGACAATCAACAGGATATTTTGAATACGACTCTTGCTATTCTAAATGGATTGCAATCGCAGTTGCGTAGAGGCACGTTGTACACGGACAAATTTGAGATTGAAGGTGACATTATATGCGAGCCGTTTACGGAGCGATTTGAGAACCTACTTACCGGGTGGAACCTGACCTTTGATATGATTGTTCCCAATACCGAAATCTCTATCTGCTAATGCCACGCAAGGAACTTGTCCAAGCTGCATTAGAGCGATTTGCAAAGCGTGTAATTCAACAGGCGAGGCAGAACCTTACCAAGAAGAAAAAGAACAGTACAAAGGAGCTGTACAATTCTCTTGACTACGATTTGTCGGTTGGCCCAAACTCGTTCTCGCTTACGTTCTCAATGGAGGATTATGGCGAGTACCAGGACAAGGGCGTTAGTGGCGTAAAGCGCAAGTTCAACACCCCATACAAGTACACGAATAAGATGCCACCACCCAAGGCATTTGCTCAATGGGTAGTTCGTAA